TTACTCAATAATTAATCTGCGGACGGCGCGCGCGCGGAGCTCGTAGCTGATGGTGGTGGTGTTCTGGTAGCCGTAGTTGAAGAACTGATACCAGGCACAGTCAGAACCGGCTGCGTGCTGCGCGCCAGACCAGTACCAGTCGGGCTTGAACAATTCGGGCGCGTTGGCGAAAAGCAGCGCCTGTTCGCGCCGAGTCGGCAATTCGCCGCCCTGTTCTGCGGCCCAGGCCTTGGCTTTTTCCCAATCGGCTTTGGCTAGGTCGCCTGGCAGCACCACCAGGTGGTGGGTGGGCTTGCCTTCGACGATGGTGATGCCGGCGTAGTGCTCGCCTTTGTTAAGTGTCGGGATGGTGATCTGCATGATTAGCCTCTTTTGATCTTGCCGTTGCGGAAATCGATGGCGGTCATGCCGCCTCCGGGAAGTCTGGTCCAGCAGCATCCGCAGGGTTTCCCACCGACGGGAGAGAGATATCGGGACCGGACCGCTCCGGCACCTGCGGGGCTGCTGAACTCAGATAAAGGTGGCCGCGCGATGTTTGCATCAGGCGCAGTCCGTTGACGTGGCACACGCGCTCGGCCCGGGCCGCCGACATAGCTGGATGTGGCAGCAGGACGGCGTTCGGGTAAGCAGCTCTCATGCCGCTACCTTGGCCTTGGCGTGAAAGCGCGGCAGGAAACAGCGCGTCAGCTTGCCGGTCTCGCGGTCGAGGCAATTGCGAATGCCGAACACGTCATGGCCGAAGTTGAACTCGTCCGCCGCTAGCAAGTCGTCGAGCTTGAGCGGGCAGCCGTTGACGTGCGTCGCGGTGATGTCCATGTCGGCGTCCACGAATTCGTAATCGATGCCATGCGCTGCCGCCAATGACACGGCGCGCGCGGCGATCTTGGAGATGATCCTGGCTTCGTCTTTCTTCACTGCAAAACTGACTTGTCTCATGCTGGCTCCAGTTGGCCCGGAAGGCGGGCGATGGAGAGAGACTACAGAATGTAGCTTTGAATGTCAATACGTATTGTAGCGATTCGGGAAAAGAGAGTGTAAGCTGTTGGCGTCGGGCACGAAATCGGCCGGGCTGGTTAACTACTTGGAGGGGTTATGGATGACGCGATTGCGGGTGTGGTAGAAATAAACCTGGAGCCGCAGAGTGTGCTGACCCTGGGTGAGATCGGGCTGATTATGGAACGCGCCCGGCTGCGTGGTGACGATGATACGCTGTTAGCTGCCCGTGAATGCCTTAACGATCTCTTGAAAAGTCTCGAACACGTTCCCGGTGATCTTCACGGTTTTACCGCATCCGGGGCACGGAAACTCACGTGTTTTTTCAAGTTCGAAAAATCGTTGCTCACTCGTATGGCCGCACTCCGGGCACGGTAGCGATAGGGTGAAGTCTGGGTTCGGTGTGAATTTCATCATCAATCCTTAGCGCCGCCGGCACTGCGCCGAGCCTTCTAAAACATTGTAATTGTGCCGCCCTTTTGGCGACACTCTCCTGCGAGAATCATTGTCGAGCCGTTCTGGAGCTTACAGGTGACAAGACGGTCATCATCAGAGCGAATAGCGGCCGAACTGGATCGGATATAGCCCTTGGCTTTCATGCACTGCTCGGCAAGAGCGTTTTTCCGCATGGACCTGTCAAGTTCCTGACCGAAGATACTGCGGTAGCTGTAATCCGTTTGCTGCGTCGCGGCCGATGTTTCGTAGTCGCATTGCGCCGTGTCTTTGTCGAACTGTGCGCGGTCTCCTGTTGGGTGAACCCAGGCGTACCGTGGCTGTGCAGCGCAGCCGGCAAGCAGCGCGGCGATTGCGAGGGTGCGGATCATCTATTTATCGTCTTTTCTCGACGCGGTTAATCTTCGTCCGCGCAGCCGGCACTTCTTCGTCGAGTATCTTCTGAAGTTTCTTTCGCACCAACGCGTCAATTTTGTCCCCGACCATCACATCTCCTAGGTCTATTCCAGCAACGTCGCACAACATGATGAGGTCGTTGACGTTGATGTCGCGCTTGTTCTTGGGGTCTTTCGTGTTGCGGAACCAATGAGCGATTGCGCCGGCGGTTATCTCCACCCCGCGCCTTTGAAGCCTCTTTGCAAGCTCTTCAAATGACAGTCCATTATCTTTCTTCGCGTCGATAAATCTCTGTTTCCACAGTTCCATCCCCACATGGTAGGAGGGGCGGTAATCATGGTGTGCTACGAAGTGTATTGACATCGGTGGCCTTTAAGGACTACGATACGTAGCGACATGGATATGTTAATCAAATATCGAGAGACAAATGGGCTGAGCCGATCGCAACTGGCTGGCCTGCTGGGGTGCTCCGAATCATACGTCGGCCACGTTGAGCGAGGCGTTCGCCGCCTGTCATGGCAAACCGCTATCGATTGGGAAAAGAAACTCGGCATCAGTAGAAAAAGGCTTGCGCCGCACATCTTCGGCCCCGCCTCCCCAGAGCGCGCCGAATAGCCACCATGTCGCTCGAGCTCAAAGCCGTCCAGGTGCGCCTGCCCGAGGAGGCATTTGACACGCTGCGGCAGGTAGCCGAGGTCAACGATCAAGACCTGGGCGAAGCGGCCCGAGTCATTCTCACTGAAGCGCTGTTGGGTAAAGGTCATGCAGTCAAGATACTGGCCGAGAGATTATCGCGTGCGACAAAGTGCGATAAGGTGCGGTAAAGCGCGCAAATGACCGTCCCGCGCCCCTCCTACTTCGTCGCCTCAATCCTGCGCTCGCTTGCGCTGCGCGCCTTCGCCGATGAGCAAGTCAAGGCCGCAATCCTTCGCGTTATTGCGCAGGGAATAAAGGACAGCCCTAAGTTTCGGGGCCACATAGCTTCCGCGCTGTCGTCGACGGGATCAAATGCCTCAGCAATCGCGCGCGAAACACGTGCCCGCGCGGCGGGGGATGAGGCTATGGAAAGACCTTTGCGCGAACCTCGGCCGGCAGAAGGTCCTTGAGCGCTTTCTCATACTCGTCAATTGCCGGATCTCGCATCGCCGAGGCCAGAAACATGCTCATGCGGTGGGCGTATAGCCTCTTGACGGAATCGATAAACGCGGCGTTGTCTTTCGCCGTCTCCCCTAATGCTCTGATGATGGTGTTTGTCGCCGAGGTATTGGCGATTAACCAGGCTATTTGTTCATTGACGTCCACAGGAGGCTCCTTTTGTGAAGATTGATGGGTTTGGCGATTCACAATCTACCACGGCTGGGGCCTCCGCCTTTTCCCACTGTCGCGCGCTGTTATCTCGGGTGAAATAGGAGCGTGGCCGTGGGAGCGCACTGGGTACGCAACGATCCGCTCCGGCGGGAGGAGTTCCTTGCGCTCGTGCGCGCGAATCCGCGCATCACGGTTCTCGATCTGGCCCAGCGCATGCGGCTTACGCCGCCGACAATCCACAAGTTCGTACTGATGTTCGAGCGCGAGGGCACGGTGTTCTCGGAATGTGATCCTGCCGCGAAGCGAACTCCACGCTCGGCCGCGCCGCGGGTGGTTTGGATCGCAGGCGCACGCCGCGTATCGCGCGAGGCAAAGATCCCGCGTTCGTTTGCGTGTCAGTGGCGTGTTTCCAGAGTCCCGAGTTACTCTTATAGCCCGACTGGCACGCTGGCGAGCCGCGCCGGCGCCATCCAGATCCTCGCCATCGGGGGGCGGCGATGAGCGAAAAAAAAAACGGCGATCCATCGATCCCCTCATCGGAGCAGGGGCATGAGCCACCGCCAGATCCGGCGGGCGAGCCGCCAGCCGAGCATGTGCGCGAATCGGTGCTGCAGTTCGACTCGGCCGGCAAACCTGTGGTGCGTTGGGTGCAATCGCGCCTGCACGAGGTGGTGGACGCGGCCGAGGAGGTGCTGCTGCACGGCTCCGAGTATCTATTCCAGCGGGCGAACCTGGTCGTGCGCGTGGTCCATCGTGAAGCGATCAGCGTGCGCAATTACCATCGCGGGGCCGGCGGCCTCGGCGTGCGCACCGTCTCGGCGCCGAACCTGGTGGAGACGCTCACGCGCGAGGCCGGCTGGGAGCGATGGGATGCTAAAAAGAACACCTGGATCCGCATCGGAGCGCCGGACAAGGTGGCTTACACGTACCTCGCGCGCAGCACCTGGAATTTGCCGCACCTTGTGAATACGCTCGACGCCCCGACGCTGCGCCCCGACGGTTCCACTCTGCAGGTGCCGGGCTATGACATTGTCACGCGTTTATATTACGAGCCGAACGTTGAATTTCCCGCGATTCCGGAAGCGCCCGACCGCGCGCAGGCCGAAACCGCGCTCGCGCTCCTGCGGCGCTGGCTCGCCACCATGCCGTTTGCGACGGAATGCGACGAGTCGGTCGCGCTCTCGCTCGTGCTTACCTCTTTGGTGCGACGCAGTCTGCCCGCCGCGCCTCTGGGTGCGATCAGCGCGCCGGCCGGGGCGAGCGGGACCGGAAAAACGCTGCTCGCCGACATGATTTCGATTCTGTCGACGGGCACGCCGGCGCCGGCTATGAACTTGCCGCCGACCGACGAAGAAGCGGCCAAGACCGCGCTCGCCGTGTTGCTCTCCGGCGACGCGGTGGTGCTGATCGACAACATCGAGCGGCCGATGTCGGGGGAGTGGCTATGCACGATCCTGACTTCGGAAGTGTTCAAGCAGCGCATGCTGGGACGGTCGGAGGAGGTCAGCGTGCCGACGAACGCGCTTTTCCTCGCCACCGGCAACGCGCTTATCATCACCGGCGATTTGCGAACCCGTACCCTTTTATGCAAGTTGGATGCGAAAACGGAACGCCCCGAGACGCGTACTTTCAGTTTCGACCCGCGCGAAACGACTGCACACATTCGACCGCAGCTCGTCGTGGCGGCATTGACGGTCATGCGCGCGTTTATCGCGGCCTGTTCGGTGCCCGATGCATACGCCGAACTCAATCCTGTGCCGCCTTGGGGGCGTTTCGAGGCCTGGTCGCGTATGGTGCGCGCGCCGCTGGTCTGGCTCGGCATGATGGATCCGTGTTCCTCCGCGAACGCGATCGAGGACGAGGATCCGCAACGCAACGAGCTGCGCCGCTTCATGATCGCCTGGCGCGAGACCTACGCCGAGGACAAGAAAAGCGCGCGCGAAGCGCTCCATGATGCCGAGAACCAGCTCGTTGCTGGAGCCACCCCGACCGGGTTGACCCAGGTGATCTCGGATCTGGCCTCCGACCCCGGCGGCAAGCTGAGCGTGAAGCGTATGGCCGGCTGGTTGCGCGTTCGGGCAGGCAGCCGCGCGGGAGGCCTGGAACTGCAAAAAGCGGGCATGTCGCGCGATCACGTTGCGTTATGGAGGGTTATCCAGATGGCGTGACGACGCGGGATTTGCGGGGTTCGCGGGGTTTGTTTTGACCTCGCTGCCAAAAAGTCGCCGCGATTTTAAGCCAGGCGACGTGTTTTTGCGGGGTTTGCGGGGTTCGCGGGGTTCTTTTCTTATCACGTGTGGAAAAATGGCAAGAAAAAGGAAAAAATGGTTTTAGCCAAATTTAGCAAGCGAGGGAAAATTGCCCCCGCGAACCCTGCGAACCCCGCAAGGCCGTCGAAATGACCGCGTTGCCGGCGTGGATGTACGGCGACCCGGCCGAGGTCGCCGAACGCATCGAGCAGGCCGAGATCGCCCGGGTCGAACGCGCGCGTAAATGCAAGGAGGGGCTGCTCGGCGCTAGCACAGTGCGCCTGATCAAGCAAATGCGTATTCGCGAGCTGGTCTCGAAGGCGGCGGAGGGAGGACGATGATCGATTACATCAACAAGCGTCTGAACGACTGGGCGCGCTGGCGCGTGTCCGACCGGGCGCTGTTGCGGCACATGCTAGGGGTTAATAGCTGCTGGCCGCAGATGTTGAAGGACGACGACCCTGACCAGAAATACGAAAAGCACGGCACGCTCGTTCCGCTAAACGACCTGGAGTGCTGCGACACGGATAAGGCAGTGTGCGCGCTTCCGCCTGAATTGAGCGACGCCGTGATCGAGTATTACACCCGGATCGGCACGGCCGAGACCACGGCCAAGCGCCTGGGTATCGCCGTCCGGACGCTCTTCGACCGCATTGGCCGGGCACATTGGCACATCATAGGCACTCTGAACGATCTGAGCGCCGGCATCCAATCAGCGCCCGGCCCGACGCTATCACGAAAAACAGTTGACATCGGGCCGCACTAAAGCGTATAAAACCCGCTAAGCTGGTGTGAAGTTATCACTAGCTGGAGAGAAACCCGAGTCCGCACCACGCGCCTCGGGTTTTTTTGTTGCCACGAACTGACGCGACTGTAGGACACCGGTAGTCCGCCTGGCTCATAACCAGGAGATAGGTGGTTCAATTCCACCCGTCGCTTCCCTGACATTGCCATGTCTTCCTTCGTCCTCCTCCTCCCGAGAAGGAAGTTTGCCTGCATGTCACAGTGCAGGCTTTTTTATTTATGCCAACAGCCGCACAACGCCCCTGCAGCGCGCCAGGTTGCGGCGCGCTCACTGATACGGGTCGATGCCCGGAGCATCGACGGCAAGCGCAGCGCGCCCAAGACCAACAGCGCGGGTCTTCGAACGAGCGTGGCTATGGCAGCAAGTGGCAGAAGGCGAGCAAGGCTTATCTGCGTGCGCATCCGTTGTGCCAGTGTCCTGAGTGTGACGAGGGACGCAAGCGTGTGACTGTCGCAACCGTAGTCGATCACGTTATCCCGCACCGTGGTGATATGGCGCTGTTCTGGGATAGTAGCAATTGGCAGTCAATGAGCAAGCGATGCCACGATCGCAAGACCGCTCTCGAAGACGGTGGGTTCGGTCGCACGGGGTAGGGGTGGGTTTAATCTCTGCAGCCTCATCGCGCTAGACCGACAGTGTAGACACATTTCCATGACCGGGAAATCCGGTAGGGGGGTATCCCCGAGGAGCGACTATGGGCCGAAAAGCACTGCCAGCCAACGTGCATTTGCTGCACGGGAATCCGAGTAAAAAAGCGCTCGGATCGCTGCTCGACGGCGGCGTGCGGCCGCCGGTGAGCGTGCCGAGCTGCCCAAGGCACCTCGGCGACGAGGCGCAGAAGGAATGGCGCCGCATTACGCGGCATCTTGAGCCGCTCGGTCTTATTTCGCAGATTGACCGCGCCGCCCTGGCCGGCTATTGCTCCGCCTGGGGCGATTACGTCTGGGCCGAGCTGCGCATCGCAGCGCTGAATGGCGCGGACCCAACGCGGCCGAACACAGAGGCTCGCGGCGCTGACAATACGGGCGAGCGCGGTCGCATCTGGGATACGCCCTCCGGCTACAAGCAGATTTCGGTGCCGATGCAGATCCGCAATCGGGCGCTGGAAATGATGGTGAAATTCCTGGCCGAGTTTGGCATGTCGCCGGCGGCGCGTTCGCGCGTCACGCCGAGTGATGTACAGTTGCCGCTGCCAGGGATGGCGCCTCCGGCAGAAGGCGGATGGAGCAATCTGTAGAACGAGCCAGCTTCGCGGATATCGCGACGCAGTGGGCCCGGGATGTAGCTAACGACCTCGATCTGTCCTGCAAGTGGGTCCGCCTGGCTGCGCAACGCCACCTGCGCGACCTGGAGCGCGCCGCGGCCGGGGCAGTTGATTTTCCATACGTCTGGAATCCGGAACTGCCAGATCTGCAGGCGCGCCGCGAGGGCAAGGGAGACCTCAAGACCTACCAGCCGGCGGAGCGCGTCTGCAGATTCGCCGAGCTCAACCCGCACATCAAGGGCGACTGGGCTGAACGGGGTGAGCGGATTAAGCTCGAGCGCTGGCAGATCTTCGTCCTCGCGTCGATTTTTGGCTGGTGCCATGCGGAGACGAAACGACGGCGCTTCCGCGACGCTGATCTTTTCGTGCCGCGCAAGAACGCCAAGTCGACCATCGGCGCCGTGATCGGCAATTACATGCTGGCGGTCGACGGCGAGTTCGGGGCGGAGGTCTACAGCGGCGCCACGTCGGAGGACCAGGCGCTCGAGGTGTTCCGGCCCGCGCGGCTGATGGCGAAGGCTTCGCCACAGTTCCTGCAGCGGTATGGTGTCATTGTCAACGTATCGAATCTGTCGATCGGTGGGAACAACAGCAAGTTCGAGCCGGTGATTGGAAAGCCCGGCGATGGTGCATCGCCGTCCTGCGCGATCGTGGACGAGTATCACGAGCACAAGACCTCGCAGCTCTACGATGCGATGAAAACCGGCATGCTCGCCCGCTCGCAGGCGCTCATGCTGGTGATTACCACGACCGGATCGGACATATCCGGGCCCTGCTACACGCACCAGGTGGAGCTGCAGAAAATACTCGAGGGGCTGATCGAGAACGAGCGGCGTTTCGGCATCATTTTCACGATCGACGAAGGCGACGACTGGACCAGCGAAGAGGCGCTGCGCAAGGCCAACCCGAATTTTGGCGTCTCGATCGACACGGAGACGCTGCTCGCCGACCAGCGCGAGGCGGTTTCGAACCCGCGCAAGCAAGCGATCTTCAAAACCAAACACCTGGACATCTGGGTGCACGCGGCGTCGCCCTGGATCAACCTGCACAAGCTGCAGAAGCTCGCGGATCAGTCGCTTAGGCGCGAGCAGTTCCACGGCGAACCCTGCTGGCCAGGCTTCGACCTTGCCAGCAAGATCGACATTGCTTCGAACGTTGAACTGTTCCGGCGCGAGATCGTAGGCAAGTCGCACTACTATGCGTTCAGCCGCAACTATGCGCCGCAGGCCGCGATCGAGAAAGAAGAAAATGAGCACTACCGCGCCTGGGTAGCGCAGGGCCACCTCACCCAGACGCCGGGCAACATGATCGCCCTGAAGCAGATCGAGGAAGAGGCGGTCGCGGATTTTGGCAAGTTCACCGTCAAGGAAATCGCGATGGACGCCTGGGGCGCGCGCGAAATGGCGCCGTCGCTGCAGGAGAAGGGCTTCGTCGTCGTCGATATCCCGATGCAGGTCCGTCACTTGTCGGAGCCGATGAAGGAAATCCAGGCGCTGGTCGAAGATGGGCGCTTTCACTACGACGGCAACCCCGCGTTCGTGTGGATGATGAGCAACGTCGAAGTGAAGGAAGACCGCAATGACAACATCTTCCCGCGCAAGCAGCGCGCGGAAAATAAGATCGACGCCGCGGTGGCGCTGATCGTCGCCATGGCGCGCGCCATGATCAACAAAAACGAACCCGGCATCGATGACTGGCTGCGCAGTGCGAGCGGGCCACCTGCGGGCGGATCTCCCGCACCGAATGGCGAGATCATGAGGAGCTCGGCATGATGAAGACGCAGTATTCACCGGCGGAGGTCGCACCTTGAACCTCCTGCAGAAGCTCGCCCGCTGGACCGCGCAGAAGGCAGCCAATTACAGCGGCCAAACCTTCACGCTCGCGGACAAAGATCCGTGGCGGCTGATCACCGGCGGCGGCACGGTGGTCGGTAAGCAAGTGAACGACAACACGGCGATGCAGGTAACGGCTTTTTTCGCCTGCATCCGGTTGCTGGCCGAAACGATGGGCGCCATGCCATCGGGGATCTACCGCTCGGAGAAAAGCGGCAATTCGGAAAAGGTCGATCACGCGCTCGGTGAGGTCCTGATCGAGCAGCCGAACGCGGACATGAACGGGATCGAGTTTCGCGAGGCGTCCACGTCGAACCTGGCTGCGCGCGGCAACGCCTACTCGCTGATCGAGCGCCGCGGGGGCGGTGACGTGCTCTCGCTCTATCCGATCCCGTCGGCGCGGGTCCAGGTGAAGCGCGACAAATCGACCGACTGGCAGATCAAGTACGGGATCCAGGATCGCGGCGCGACGGAATGGTATCCGCCGGAGAAGGTCTGGCACCGCAAGGGCTTCAGCTTCGACGGCCTGGTCGGGCTCTCGCCGATAGCGTGTGCGCGCGAGGCGATCGGACTCGCACTCGCCGGCGAGGAATACAACGCGCGGCTGTTCGGCCAGGGGCTCATGCCCTCGGCGCGCGTGTCGATCCCGGCCTGGTTGACCGATGAGCAGCGCAAGGTAGCGAACGCGAAGCTCTTGGAAATGCACACCGGCATGGTCAACATGAACAAGCCGATGTTGCTCGAGGGCGGCATGAAGGTAGACGACGGCCTACTGACCCCGGACGATGCGCAGTTTCTGCAGTTGCGCCAGTTCACAGTGATCGAAATATGCCGGATGCTCGGGGTCAAGCCGCACATGATCGCGGCCCTGGAGCGCGCAACGGACAACAACATCGAAAAGCTGTCGCTGGAATTCGTGATGTACACGATGCTGCCGTACCTGCGGCGCGACGAGATTGGCGCCCGGAAGCTGTTCAAGCCGGCAGACAGGGCGAAGTTTTTCTACCACTACAACTTCGAGGGCCTGCTGCGCGCCGATAGCGTGGCGCGGGCTCAGTTGTACGCGATATTGCTGGCGAACGGCGTCTACAGCCGCAACGAAGTGCGCGCGCTCGAAAATCGCAACAGCGTGGACGATCCGGCGATGGACGGGTACACGGTCCAGCTCAATATGACGCTGATTGACATGCTGGAGCAGATACAGCGGGCGAAGGTGACACCGCCGGCCGCGCCGGCGCCAGAGCCTGCGCCGAACCCGATGCCGAAACCGAAACTTGTAGGAGCAGCAGCATGAAAAAGTTCATCGAATGCCCGTTCGACCTGAAGGCGATCAACGACATCGGCACCTTCAGCGGCTACGCCTCGATCTTCGGCAACGTCGATTCCGGCGGTGACATCATGGAGCGCGGCAGCTTCAAGGAATTTCACAAGACGCGCGACGGCAAGGTGCTGATCCTGTATCAGCACTCGACGCGCGATCCGATTGGGAAGGCCGATGTGCACCAGGACGACAAGGGCCTGCATTTCGACGGCCAGCTCGTCATGGAGGACGCTACGGCGCGCAAGGCCTATGTTGGCATGAAGGCGGGCACGATCGACGCCATGAGTTTCGGCTTTGACGTGTTGCCTGGCGGGGCCACAGTTACCGAAGGCGGCATCCGCAAGATTTCAGCGGCCAAGTGCTGGGAGCTGAGCCCGGTGACGTTCGGCATGAACGAGCTGGCGCGCATCGAAGCGGTCAAGGCCGCCGGCAACATCACGACAATCAGAGAATTTGAGGACTTTCTGCGGGAAGCAGGCGGGTTCTCGAAGTCGCAGGCGGTGGCGATCGCCGGCGGTGGCTGGAAAACGCTGCAGGACCGGAGGGATTCTGGCGAAGCGGACGGCGCATCGGAGTACCTGAAGTTTCTCAACTCACTCACGGAGACATCCACATGAAAACAATCTTCCGCGCGCCGCTCCTGGCGCTGCAATTCCTGATGCTCGCGCTCGCCGCTTGTGTCGATACCTACGCCCGGCGCGTCTGGTGCTTTTACGAAGGGCCGCCGGGCGACCTGAAGGCGCTGGCCGAAGCGACCGAGAAAGCCATCAAGGCACTGCAGGACAACATGAAGAAAACGCAGGATCTGGCGACCGAGGCGCTCGAAACATCGCGCAAGGAAGGCACGATCCACGGCGAGCAGAACGCGAAACTGAAAGAACTCGGTGAGTTCGACAGCAAGGCGTCGGATATCTTCAATGAACTGAAAACGCGCGTGCTTGAGGTCGAGCAGAAGATGGCGCACAAACCTGCAGGCGGCGGTGATTCCGAGTTCAAGAGCATGGGCCAGATCGTCGCGGCGTCCGAGCAGTTCAAAGCGGCGCAGGCGTCCAAGGGCCGGCAACGCATGGACAAGGTGGACGTGGGCAGCTTCCACACCAAGGCGACCATCACCGGGCAACTGAACCAGGGCACGACCACGACATCGTCGATCGTGATGCCGGACTTCCGCCCCGGCGTCGTCATGCCCGGCCTGCAGCGCATGACTGTGCGCGACCTGCTGACGCAGAATCGCACCCTGTCGAACCTGATCGTGTATGCGAAGGAGCTGCTCTACACGAGCAACGCGGGTCCGCAGTACCAGGTCTCGCCGGCGTTGACGGAAGGCGCACTCAAGAACGAATCCGCGCTCACGTTCCAGCTCGCCAATGCGCCGGTGGTTACGATTGGCCACTGGATCCCGGCCTCGGAACAGATCCTGGAAGACGCGCCGATGCTTCAGGGCTACGTCGACGGGCGTCTGCGCTACGGCCTGATGCTCGAGGAAGAGAAGGAACTGCTGAACGGCAACGGCACCGCCGGCAAGTTGAACGGGCTGGTGAACCAGGCGACCGCCTTCACCGGCGCGGGGACGAACCACACCGCGATCGACCACATCCTGCTCGCGTACCTGCAGATCAGCCTGTCGTTCTACGAGCCGACCGGCGTGGTCCTCCATCCGACCGACTGGACGAACATGCTGCTGCTGAAGGACACGCTCGGACGCTACCTGTTCTCGGATCCGCAAGGCACCACGCAGCCGCGGCTCTGGGGCAAGGATGTCGTGGCCACGCCATCGCAAACGCAAGGGCAGTTCCTCGCCGGCGCGTTCAGGATGGCCGCGGAGATTTTCGACCGGGTGGATGCGACGGTCGAGATCTCGAAAGAACATGCGGATTTCTTCATCCGCAATTTGGTCGCGATCTTGGCCGAAGAGCGTCTCGCGCTAGTGGTGTACCGGGCGGCCGCCATCGTCAAGGGCGCGGTCTAGTCTTCATCGTTGTAACCAACCCTCGGGTTTCGGCCCGAGGGCTTTTTAAGAGGTGCCATGGAATCGCCAAGCACGCATTGCCGAGTTAAGCCGAACTGCATCATCGAGGAAGGCTGCGACGGCGCAATCATCTGGGTCACGCCTTCCCGCGCGCGCCTCTTGGCCGACGCCGGCGCCGTTGATCTGATCGGCGAGCAGCCTGAAATCGGCCCGAGCGAGACGAAACCTGCGGGCCCGTCCGAAAAAAAGTCTTATCCCGCCGCAACGGATTCCCCGTCGACCGATTTAGCGTCGTCAACCGAATCTGGGAAGGCGGGACAGTCGTCCTCCTCGGCGGTGGCCCAAGCCTTAGCGATGGGCAAGTCGATGCTGTCAAAGCGGCCTGGAGCGCCGAAAAAGTCCACGTAATTGCGGTCAACGACGCCTACCGCCTGGCGCCATGGGCCGAAGTTTCCTATTTTGCGGATAGCGAATGGTGGAACTGGCACCGCGAGCGGCCTGAATTCATCGCTTTCAAGGGTCAGAAGTGCAGCATTTCCGAAAACGGCGGGAACATCACCGATCCGGCGGTGCATATCATCCGCAACGGGGGAACAGCCGGACTGTCGCTGGACCCGGAAAAGGTGTCAACCGGCTCGAATTCCGGTTACCAGGCGCTGAATCTGGCGGTCTTGGCCGGCGCGAAGACGGTCATCCTGCTCGGCTTCGACGGCAGGCCGGCGGCTGAGGGAAAAACGCATTGGTTCGGAGATCACCCGCGCGTCGAGCCGCTGACCGTGTACCCGGTGATCAGGGACGCGTTTAAGGCGGCCGCGGAGGCGATCAAGGCCGCTGGGGTGTCGGTGCTCAATTGCAGCCCGGGATCGGCCATCGAGACTTTCCCGCGGGCAGATTTGGCCGAGGTGTTGGGTAAGATCCCGCGCAAGCCGCCGCTGGTCCTGGTAGGAATGCACGGCTTCGGCGATGACCTGCACCAGCGGGCGATCGTGCGCGAACTGATGCGCGAAAATGAGGTATGGCTGAGGACGCCTTTTCCTCAACTGTATTGGGACATGCCGCACTTGCACCTGTTGCGACTCAACTCGCCTATCGCCTGGATGGCGAAAAACGAAGCGCGGTGCGCGGGCCTGTTCGGATCGGCGCAGCCGCCGGCCGGGACGCGGACAATGAGCAACGGCTATCTCTCGAAGATGCCGCGGCGTGGAAGTTCCGTGCTCGGCATCATGGCCGAAGTCTGCGGAGTGCCAGTTGGTGATTTCAGGATGCCGATTGCGCCGGAGTGGGCCGCGAAGGCGGACGAACTGCTCGCCCGGTTGGCGCCGAAGAAGCCGCTGCTGATTTACCGGCCGCTGATAGCGATTAACGAGGCCAATACGGGCATGGCTCGGGCGAAAGTGGCGCGCAACCCGGATCTGGACGCATATCACGCGCTGATTGCGGGCATTCGGGACCGTTATTTCGTGATCAGCGTGGCCGATGTGACGACCGGGTACGAGCGGCTGGTCGGCACGCCGATCGAGGCCGATGCCGAGTTTCACCACGGCGAGCTGGATTTCGAGACGATTGCGGCGCTATTCGCGCGCGCGGCGCTGGTTTACACCTCGCCGTGTTTTGCGACTGTGCTCGCCCAGGCTGCGGGCGCGCCGATGATCTGCGTGTTCGGCGGATTCGAATGCAAGGATTCATTTGCGCCGGGCGCGCGGTACTCGCCGTGCTGCTTTATCGAGCCGGTGAAGCCGTGCGCGTGCTGGTCGCACGGTTGCACGCACGACAAGACGATCGATCTGCCGGCTGCGCGCGAGCGGATTGAACAATTCATCACGGAGACTGAATGCAAACCTTGCTGACCCCGAAAAAGCTATCGAGCCTGCTGAGCCTGCTCGACAGCGTGAAGCACTTGGATGGCGCGATTGCCGAGCTGGGTGTCTACCAGGGCGGGGCGCTGAAAGCCTTGGCTGGCGAGTGTCCGGGGAAGGCGGTGCTCGGCTTCGACACGTTCGCCGGACAGCCGGCGCAATCGTGGCGGGAGGGCGACTTTCACCGGCCGGGCGAGTTTAGCGACACGTCCCTGGAAAAGGTTCGGTTTTGGATGCCGGCGAACGTGAAGCTCAAGCCGGGGCTTTTCCCTGACAGCACTTTCGGCGTTGACGAGGATTTCTGTTTCGCGCACGTTGATTTCGACCTGGAGAAAAGCACCGAGGACGCGATCGAATGGCTGCGCCCGCGCATGGTTCCCGGCGGCCTGATCGTGTTTGACGATTACCGCTGGCAGAACTGCCCCGGTGTGGAGAAGGCGATCGCGCGCGCCGGCCTCGATGTGGTCGAGTCCGCGCCGTGTCAATGCTACTGGAGGGCGCCGTAATGGACGATCGTGGGGTCCCCCTGATTGTTCCGCCGGCAACCTACCCGGTGACGCTCGCCGAAGTAAAGGAATGGTGCAGGATCGACTCGGCGGATTCGAGTCAGGACGTGACGCTGAATCTGCTAATCAGAATGGCGACGGGGGTCGCGGAGCATTTGACCGGGCGCTGCTTTATCGAACGCACGCTGGAGGCTCCGTTTCCGTGGTTCGAACGTGTGATTGAACTCCCGTTAGCGGCGCCGCTCATCGCCGTTGAACAGGTCGCCTATACTGACATTAACGGCGCTGAGCAGATCGTTGACCCGTCCGTCTATGAGATTGACACGAGCCATGATCCTGGCCGGATTCAGCCGAAGTGGCAGAAGTTCTGGCCGGTGATCGCAGGCCTCGGCTACACGTTCAACCCGGTGCGCATCCGCTATCGCGCCGGGTACGTTTCGGTAGGATCGCCGCCGCAGACGCCGGCGGAATTCCTTCCGGACGAGTTGCGCGTCTGGATGCAGTCGCGCATGGCCTCGTTCTACGACAACCGGGCGCAGTTCATCATTGGCACACGGATCATAGATGTGCAGGTGCCGCGCGACTTCGCGGACGGCGTTCTTGACGGGCTGATGGTCGGATCGAGGTACTTCTGACATGATCGCCGGAGAAATAATGGCGGGCGATCTCGATCGCAGGATTATTATCGAGCGCAAGGTGTCAACCGTTGATCCCAACTATGGCACGGAGGTTATCACTTGGGCGCCGCTGGTAGTTTTGCCCGGCAGCCCGCCCGTAGCTGCGCCGCTATGGGCGAACATACAGGACGCGCGGCCGAGCCGGTCTGAATCCGTGAAGCAGGGCCTCGCCATGGCGCGCAATCAGGTGACGGTAACGCTGCGCTACAGATCGGACATCGACAGTTCCATGCGCATCACGGAACTCGACGCTCCGAGCCGCGTGCTGCAAATCGTTGGCGGGCCGGCCCAGATCGGGCGGCGCCATTGGACGGAATTGGTATGTGAGGCGTACTCAGCATGATCGAAACGTCAACACAATTGACCGGCGATCTCGCCGCAGACCTTGACAAATTCGAGGCAAAGATAAAGGATTCCGTTCTGATGAGTGGCGTGGCCGCAATGGCGCTGCAACAGTACAACGAGGTCAAGCTGAATGCGTCCGGCATTTTTGCGAACGGATCGTCGGGCAGCCCGCCGCGCAGTCTGGAAAAGGAAACGTGGTTCTACGGGACTAATCAGCGGTACTTGCTGCCGCCGCGCGCGCTTTATTACGCCATTCGTCGCGTGTACGCCAAAGACCTGTCAAGCACGGACGTAAAGGTGTATCACATAACGTGGAATCACAAGGACGCCCCGCACGGGTTCATGGTCGAGTACGGGACTTCGCGCGCGGCTAAACATCCTTTCCTGAGGCCCGCCTTCGACCACATTCAGGACGCGATACAAGCCGGCCTCGACCGCATTGGGCAGCGGATGTCCGATGGAACGCGTGGGCTGCCGACATGAACGTCGAATCGCTCGTATGGAATTGTCTGCACTCGCTGGTAGCGGATCACATTTACGACGACTTCGCCCCGCTCGGTGCGCCGATACGTTGTATCACAATCTCCCAAGTTGGCGGCGCGAGCATCAACTATCTGGAAGGAGCCATGCCGGACAAGCGCCTAGCGCGTATGCAGGTGAACTGCTGGGATGTGAGCCGGGACGCGGCGAAAACGCTTTCTATCCAGGCGGACACTGCGTTGCGGGCCTACTCGGCAATGCAGGTAGAAGCGCTTGGCGAGGCCGTGTCAATTTACGAGGCCGACACCCTGCGTTATGGCACGCAGCAAGACTTTACCTGCTGCTACACGCCATGAATTTTCAACCCGCCTTCGGGCGATCCCACCGGCCGCTGAATAAGCGGTTTTTTTTCGTCCACATGAAGGAGAAATACGATGAGCGCCAAACTCCCTGACGGTGCAACACTGTCCATCGCCGTTACTTACGGCTCGCCGAAAACTGTTTCTGCAATCACGAACGCCAATCCTGGCGTCGCTTCGTCAACCGCGCACGGAATGTCTAACGGCGCCTTGATGGAAGTCCTGTCCGGCTGGAATAAAATCAACGACCGGATCATCCGCGTATCGGCCCAGGCGACCGATACCTTCGCCTTGGAAGGCATCGACACGACGGACACGACGATGTTCCCAGTTGGGACCGGCGCCGGCACCGTTCGAGAAATCACAGCGTTCACGCAAATCGCGCAGATCCTCGGCTTTTCCACCACCGGCGGCGACCCGACGGAAGTCAAGTTTTCGTTCCTGGACGAGGATTTCGAGCGCACGCTGCCTTCGGTTTACAGCGCGCAAACGGTCAAGATCGACATCGCCGACGATCCATCGCTTGCCGGGTATATCGCGCTCAAAGCCGCGTCCGACGCCAGGGCACTGCGCGCGCTGAAGCTGAGCCTGCGCGGTGGCTCCAGCGTGATCTATAACGGCATCGTCGCGCTCAATGAGACCCCGACCGTGACGAAGGGGGCAGTCATGGCAGTGACGGCGACGTTCTCGCTGCAGGGTCGGCCGGTGCGGTACGCAAGCTGATGGTAAAGCTCAAGTTCGTTTCGGAGCCGACATTCACCTTTGACGTTCCTGTTCCGGTTGCAGGTAAAGACCCAGTTCCGGTCAACATGACGTTTAAGTACCGCCGCAAAACGGAGTTGGCGGAATGGATGGCCTCGCGCGCCGGAAAGTCAGACACCGAGTCGTTTATGGAAATGGTGACGGCCTGGGAGCTTGAGGACCCGTTCACCAAGGAATCTGTGACGGAGTTTCTCGAAATCTACGGCGGGGCGTCTATTGCAACTTTCCGCGTCTATCTTTCGGAATTGGTCGGCGCACGCGAAAAAAACTCCGCACGGTAGGCGCTGCGCTTTATACGCAAGGGCCTACCGCTGCGGAAGCTGCCGCCCTGTGTTTGACGCTTGAGGAAGCATCCGGTTCTCCGATAGAGGTATGGGTTGAGTGTCAGCGCTCCGTGCTCCTGTTCGATTCGCTCAATACGCAATGGCGCCATGGTTTCTCGGGTCGGTCAGGTATTGACTACGGGGCTCTGCCGGCGATTTTCCGAATGATGAACATCCCGCGCCGGGAATGGCCAGAACTATTCGAGGACGTTCGCACGATGGAATCCGCAGCGCTTGACGCAATGAGGGCAACGTAATGAGTGATTCTGTCGTAGGCCGTGGAATAATCGAGCTTGTCGCTGATGCTCGCCAGCTCAAGGCCGGGATCGAGGATGCGAAAAAAAGCATCCGCACGCTCGGCGACGGCCAGAAGGACATCAGCGCCACCGCGTCGCAGTCTATCGACAAATACATTGGTCGGTTGCAGGCGCAGAATGAAACGCTCGGGAAGAGCACGCGCGAGACGGAAATCTACAAGCTGGCCCTGCGCGGCGCGTCGGATGAACAACTCAAATCCGCCGATGCCATCCTCAAGCTAGGGGAGAACCACAAGGCGACCGCGAGCATCGTCTCTGCGCTCAACACAGGCCTGATAGCCGCTGCCACTGCAGGCGCTGCGGCTGCCGCTGGCTTGGCGGCATTGGTGATGCATTCGATCAACGCTGCCGCGCACCTGCAGGATCTGAACAGGTCCACCGGCATCAGCGTCGAGAACCTGGCCGGATTGAGTCTGCTCGCGAAGGAGTCCGGCACCGACATCGACAGCTTGGCGAAAATGGTCAACAAGATGTCGGTGGAGATGGGCAAGGCGCCGGACAAGTTCATCGCCCTGGGCATCACCGCGAAGGACGGCGTTGGCGCGCTGAAACAGTTCGCCGATATTTTCCAGCAGCTCCCTGACCTTCAGCAGCGCAACGCCCTCGCACAGGCGATATTCAAGAAATCATGGGACGAACTGGCGCCGCTACTTTCACTTGGCAGTGAAAAGATCGGCGAGATTGTCGCCAAGGGAACGGCGCTGTCGGGTGTCACTACTGACCTAGCTAGGGACTCTAAACTGTTCAAGGAGCAACTGGACGAATTGGAGCTGGTCGCCGCCAAGTTCGGGGTTACGCTTGCTGGGCAAATGCTGAAAGGGCTGACCGATGTAACGAAGGCGATGAATGAAGCCTACGCGGAATCCGGCAAGCTGTCCGCGGCGTGGGTCGGCCTTGGGGGCGTCGGCGCGTTTCTCTGGTCGCGGGATGAATTCGCGAGCGCAAGTGTAAAACTAAAAAATCTCAATCTTGATTTACAAGGTCTTCAGGCGCAGCGCGCACTGTTTGAAGAAAAATCCGGCAACGCGATTGGTGTGGTTGGCCGGTGGCTGCTTGGAGATCCAGACAAATTCCTAGCGCAAATCGCCAGCACCAAGGCGCAAATTGCCAACCTGGAAAAGAGCATCACGCCGAAAGCGGCCGAGGTCAAACCGCCCGCTGATCCGAAGATTGCAGCGGCAGCCGCAGCGTTTCTAAAGCCTGACAAGACCGGCGCCGTTGCACCCACGCTCGATACCGCGTACACCAATCTGATCAAGTCGATCCAGGAAAAGATCGCCCTTGACGCGCTTGAACTTGAGGTAGGCGACAAACTCACTGAAGGCCAAAAACTTGCTGCCAAGGTTATGGTCGATCTGCGCGATGGCACGCTCAGGCTCACCGAGGCGCAAAAGATAAAGGTCGCGGCTGATCTTGAAGTTCTGATCACGAGCAACAAGACGCTGCAAGCGTCGAAGGACCGCGCGAAGGCTGAAGCCGACGCCGATGCGGAGTTCGTCAAGGCCATGAAGGAATTCGACGCCTGGACAGCACATAACGCCCAGGTCCTCGCCAATCGGACGCTTGCTGAGACCGACTATCTCAGCATCCTGCTCGAATCGAACCGGGTAAAGCTGGCTGGCATGAGCATCGGGGACCAGGAGGAGGCCCGCCTTGCCGCGCGGCTGCAGATTTACCGGCACTACACCGAAGAGGTGAAAGCGCTCGATCGTAGCAGGGGCGTCGGGCCGGATGCGCAGGCGCTCTATGACGAGCAACTCGCAATCATCAAGAAATTCCAGGCCGACGCGCTCGCCGAGTATGACAAGGGATTCGCCGATCGTCTCAAGGCACAGGGCGACTGGACGGCAGGCGCTACCAAGGCATTGCAGAACTACTACGACGAATCGCGCAACATCGCGAAACAGACCGAGGATCTGTTCACGCACGCCTTCAAGAGCATGGAGGACGCGCTGGTTAATTTCGTCATGACCGGCAAGATCGACTTCAAGAGCCTCGCCAATTCGATCATCGCCGACCTGGTGCGCATCCAGATAAAGGCCAGCATCACCGGCCCGCTTGCCAAGGCGGCGGAAGGTGAAGGCGGATTTATGGGCATGATCGCAAAGTTTCTTGGCGGCAGCGGCGCCTCGAATACAGCCTACGGCAGCACGAGTTATGCCGATGCCTTCGCGGGCGGCGCAATTCCGATGGCTGGCGGTGGCGACTTCCTCGTCACGAAGCCCACCTTGTTCCTTGCTGGCGAGGCAGGGCCAGAGCGTGCGACGTTTGGTGGGGCAAACAGCGCCAACAGCGGCCCGGTGTTCAACGTGGACATGCGCGGCGCTTCAGTCGATGCCGTGGCGCGCCTTGAGCGCCTGGTCGCGAGCGTCAACGGCTCAATCGAGACCCGCGCCTTGAATGTCGTGCGCCAGGCCAGCCTGCGCGGGGCCTAGTGTGGCGATCTCGTTCCCCGTATCGGTTCCGGCGATAGGCGGCATTGCTGGCGTGAAATTCACGATGCTCGACGTGGTGGGCGCTTCCGAGTCGCCCTACACGCTCTCGCAGGAATTCTACGAGCACCCAGGGAAGCGTTGGGGCATCGACGTGCAGCTCGTCCCGATGCTGCGCGCGAACGGCGAGGAATGGGCGGCTTTTCTCGCCTCGCTCCGCGGCCGGCGCGGCACCTTCCTGCTCGGCGACCCGCTCGGGAAACGGCCTCGTGGCGCGGGCACCGGCTACCCGTTCGTGAAGGGCTCCGGGCAGTCCGGCGGAACCATCAATATCGACGGGTGCACGGCGGGCGTCACCAACTGGCTGCGCAAGGGCGACTGGATTCAGGAAGGCACAGGGGCGCAGGCGCACCTGCACAAGTGTCTAACCGACGTCAATAGCGACGGCATCGGCGACGCAACACTCGAGCTGTGGCCGGGGCCGCGCACGCCGCTCGCCGACAACGCGCCGCTCGTGGTCGTCAACACGCTCGGGGTGTGGCGGCTCGCCTCGAACACGCGCCAGTACGACCTCGCGACCGGGCAGATTTTCGGGTTCACGTTTCAAGCGGTGGAGGCGCTATGACTGAGATCCCTGAGTTGCCGCATGCGCACTCACACTGTCAACGCGTGGCGGAAGTGCCGGTCGAGGTAGAGCGAAGGAAGCCAATTGCTCCGGGAACGGCAATCAGCCTGATCGAACTATGCGGGAAAGACGATCCCGACATGCTAGGCGGTTTTGTGCAGCACTTCGAGCAAACCGGCCCTGCGGATTTTGACGATGGCAAGGGCAAGCGGTGGCATGAGGACAATCACGTTTCCGATTGCATCAAGCCGGTCGATACGTTGGCCGAGGCGCATGGCATCTGGTTCGATTGCCCGCTGTGCTGGTGCAAGAACGGCGGCAAGGTCGGAACGCATGGCGTGCTGGTGTGGTTCGCGGGCAAGCCGGTGCCTGACAGGTTGGGCAAGAATAACGCCGGGGCGACGGTGCGTTGGAATGTTGTCGGCGGCACCGGCTTGAGTGACTTGCAGCTTGCCCCATCGATCTTGCTGCAAGGCGGCTGTGGCTGGCATGGATTTGTCGGCAGTAGCGGCGTACCACCGGGATTTTCACGATGACCGCTCGTGCGCTCACCGACGGGATGCTGGCCGCGATCGCCACCGGCCAGGTCAAACCGATCTTTATGTTCGAGGGCGAGTTCTCCGGCGGCACCGTGCGTCTGTTCACCGGGTACGGCACGCTCACCTGGGGCGGCCACGACTGGACGGGCGATGGCGGGATGCTGCGCATTTCCAACGTGCAGGAAGTGAGCGAGCTGCAGGCCGTCAATTTCACCGTGTCGTTGAACGGGCAGGTGTCGGCGCTCGCCGAGATCGCACTGGCCCAGGTGCGCCGCGGCCTGCCCGGGAGCGTGCTGCTCGGCCTCTTGAACGATGCCGGCGCGCTGATCGTCGATCCGTATCTGTGTTTCAAGGGCCGGGCCGACAGACCGGACATTTTGCCCGATCCGAACGATGCCGTGATAGCCGTCGCTTACGAGTCGCGCCTGATCGTGGCGACAAAAAACAAGTCCCGCCGCTACACGTCCGAAGATCAGAAAATCGACTTTCCGGCCGATCTCGGGTTCGATTTCGTCCCGGCATTGCAAAACGCGTCGATCCCCTGGCGGATCCTGAAGTGAGGCTCCAAGGCTGGGAAAGCCGCCTCGCTGGCATCATCGAGGCCGCGCGGGTGCAACCATACGCGCTCGGCGAGCATGACTGTTTCCGTGTCTCCTGCCGCACCGTGGAGGCATTGACAGGGGTGGATCGCTGGCCCGGTTTCAAGGGCTACCACACCAAGCGCGAATCCCTGGTGAAGTTGGCTCAATACGGCTCCACCTTCGAAGCGGCCGGTGACTGGTTTTTCGGATCGCCGTCGGTGAGCGTCAAGCTGGCGCGGCGCGGCGACATTTGCTGCGTCGAAACGGTCGACGGCGAAAAGCACCTGGGCGTGTGCCTGGGCCGGGAAACGGCGCTGCTCGCGCCCGAAGGCTTGATCTTCATGCCAACCCTGATCTGCAAATGCGCCTGGCACGTCGGATAGAAAATGCCCACTTCAATTATCGCGCTGGCAATTGGGTATTTCGCATCGACCGCAGTTGCTTCTGCGCTCGTGGGCGTCGCCGGTGCTGCGATATTCGCCGCCGTGGCCGGCGGGCTTGCGTCGATGGCGTTCAACGCCGCATTTGCCAGCAAGCCGAACGATCAAGCGGCAGCACAGCAGCAGTTGGCGAACAATCTGCTGACCATCAAGCAACCTATTGCGCCTCGGCAGTACATCTACGGCCGCACCCGCGTTGGTGGCGTGTACACCTACATGCACATCACCGCCGATGGCTATTTTCATATCGTCATCACCTTCGCAGGGCACCCGTGCGAGGAGATCGAGGCGATCTATTTTGGCGATACGCTGGTGCCGATCGACCCGACGACGCATATGTCGATCGCACCAGACGTCACTGACCCGCCGACGACGAGTTACGCGACTTACGCGCGCATTTTCAAATCGCTGGGCGACGAAGCGGGGCAACCGTTCCCCGAGCTGGTCACGGACACCGCCGCAGAACCGGCTGGCGTATGGACTGACGCTCACCGCCAGTCCGGGTGCTGCAAAATCTATGTGCGCCTCACCGGCCCAAACGTATTTCCGGATGGATTGCCGAACATAACCGCGATCATCAAGGGCAAAAAGGTCTACGATCCGCGCTCGGCGACAACCGTGTGGACAGACACCCCGAGCCTGTGCCAAGCGGATTTCCTCTGTGACGGGCCTGCTGGATTGGATGCCACATATGCCGACGAAATCGACGAAGCGCAGTTGATCGCTGCGGCCAACCTCGACGATGAAACCGTAGTCATAACCGCCGGCACAGGATCCGGATATACCTCGGATGCCGCCGGGCACGCAATCGGCTCGACGTTCATCCCACTCATCAGCGGAACCGGCACTATTTTGGCAGGCGACAACATCACGTTCGCGGGCGACAGCCACGTTTACGGCGTCGCTGTTGGCCTGACCGCGCCGGGTGAAATTCAGCTTCAAGAGGGCTTGCAGGTCGCACTTCCGGCAGCCGCGACTGCCGTCACGATTTTTACCGGCAGCGAAAAACGCTACACGCTGAATGGCTCGTTCCTGGTCAACACCACGCCCGGCGACATCCTGGGCCGGATGCTCACCGCCAACAACGGCAAGGTGCGCTACCTCGGCGGCCTGTTCGCGATCGCACCGGCGGGCTACGTTTCACCGACCATCACGCTGACCCAGGACGATTGCCGGGCCGTGCCGCACATCATTCCGCGCCTGTCGGCGACGGACGTGTGCAACGGTGTGAAGGGACTCTACACGTCCGAGCCGAATCTGTGGCAGCCGACTGACTTCCCGCCGGTGGTCAACGACACCTATCTGGCCGAGGATGGTGGCGACCGCGCCTGGCTCGAGATGACGCTCCCCTTCACCAAGAGCGCGGCCACGGCGCAGCGCATAGCCAAGATCGAGCTCGAGCGCCGGCGCCAGCAGATCACCGTCGAGTGGAAGGGAAAACTGACGGCGTATCGCCTGCAGGCGGGCAACACCGTCATGCTCGACTTCCCAATGATGGGCTGGTCGGGCAAGGTATTCGAAGTCGCGCAGACAAGCCTCGTATTCGAGGAGGCGGACGGGGGTATCGCGCTCGGTGCAGACCTGGTGCTGCGCGAAACCGACCCGAGCGTGTTCGACTGGAATTTCGGCGAACAGACCACCGTCGACCCGGCGCCGGACAGCAACCTGCCAGATCCGTTCAACATCACGCCGCCGACCGATCTGGTCATCAGCGACGCGCCGCTGGTGCTCGAAGATGGCACCGTCATCCCGCGCATCGCGATTTCGTGGACGCCTTCGAGCTACCCATATACGACCGGATGGGTTGTGCGCTGGCGCATCCCAGGCGCACCGGATTGGCAGACTATCGTTGTCACCGAGCCGGCCACCATCCTGCAGCCGCTTTCGGTAGGCTCCGGGTACGACATTCAGATTTTTACCATGACGGCCGTGGGCCGGTCGCAGGTGGCGCTTGTCGCAAGCGGGCATACCGCGCTGGGGCAGGATACCGTACCTAACGCGCCCACGTCGCTGACCGCGACCGGAGGGATGTTCGAAATATCCCTGGCGTGGACGCTCGACCTGGGGTCGCGGCGTGACATTCGGCACACGGAAATTTGGGGCTCGCTCACCAATGACCGGGCGACAGCCTATCGCCTGACGTGCGAGCCCTGGCCGCACGTCGCCTACGATCACGTCGGCCTGTCGCCTGGGCAGACCTGGCATTACTGGTGCCGCGTCGAGGACACCAGCGGAAACGACAGCGCGTGGTATCCGTCCGGGGCTACGTCCGGGGTGACGGCTTCGCCAAGCACCGATCCCTCTGCGCTTCTCGCGCAGCTTGTCAATTCTGTTGGCATGGCGCAGCTCGGCACCGATCTGGCTGCGCCCATCACACTGGTGATCGACCCGGTGAACCTGGCGCACCCGGCCTTGGATGCGTTCACCCAAGCGCAGACGGCGGCGACGGCGGCGCTGCAAGCGGTGTTGAACACCAACGACTTGCAGACGATGGTCACGCGGGAAAAGTGGATCAGCGATGCGACCGTAATCGTCGATCCAGGCACCGGCAAGGTGACGCTGATCGCCACCGCGTCGATCACGACCGACGTGGAGGCGCATCTAAACGCCGTCGACGTGACCTTGAGCGCCCAGGCCGGATCGATTACCAGCAATACCAGTTCGATCTCGTCGCAAGGGACGCGGCTAACCACGGCGGAAACGAATATCACGTCGTTGCAAGGAACTGTCGCGCTGACGGCGAGCACGTCCTACGTTGACGGTTCTATCAATAGCGCGTTGGGCGCGATTGACCCGGCTAACGTCGCCACAGCGAGCCAGCTCGGGGCCGAAGGCATACTCAACACCCTGCTCGACGCGGACGCCGGGCGCAAAGCGGTGCAAGCGGACGCGGTGCATGTCGCAGTCGCTCAAATTCAACTGATAACGCACGCAGATGCAATCTTGTCTCAGTCGGTTGCGCTGACCGTGGTTGCTGCGCAACTAGCAACCAACGTCGCAGCAGTCATAACTGAAGCCACTGCGCGTGCTGATGCGGACAGCGCGCTCGCGTCGCTGATTACCACGGTGCAAGCCGCGACCGTTGCGAACACTGCGAACATCACCGCAGAGCAGACCGCGCGCACCACAGCCGTTTCAGCAGAGGCAGCGGCGCGGGTTGCGCTTGATGCTCGGGTGGGCGCAGCGGAATCCGCGATCACTACCGAAGCGACAACGCGCTCGACTTGGGATAGCGCCCTTGCCGCTTCGACGACAGCCCTTGCCGCGCGGGTGACGACTGCCGAATCCGCGATCACCACCGAATCCAGCGCGCGGGTCACGGCGGATACCGCGAACGCAAGCAACATCACGACCCTGTTTTCGAGCGTAGCTACGGCGCAGGGGACGGCGAACACAGCGGTAACGAACGCCGCTAGTGCTCAGACTACTGCGAACACGGCGGTAACGAACTCCTCTGCGAACGCCTCGAATATCACCACGCTGTTTTCGAGCGTGGCCACAGCACAAGGCACCGCGAACACCGCGGTCACGAACGCGGCCACGGCTCAGACTACGGCGAACACGGCAGTCTCGAACGCAGCCGCCGTAGCGTCAAGCGCGTCCACCTTGCAAGCGCGGCTTGACTCTGGCGATTTCGCGGCGGTGAAAACGTTCGCCAGCGCGAGCGCAAGCACGTTGATTGGCGTACTAGCGACCTGGGGCGTGCAGGTGCAGACGATGGCCGACGGCCACCGGGCGCTTGCGGGGCTGGAATTGACAGCCGGTACCGATGGCGAGTCGGCGGTGGGCATCCTTGCTAACAAGCTGGTGTGGTACATGCCGGACGGCAGCGGCACGCCTAAACAAGTGTTGACATCGGGGAACGTGAATGGAGTAGCAACCTGGGGGTTCGCCGGAAACCAGATCATCGATGGCAGCATCGTCGCGCTGAATATGGCGGCCAATTCGATTACAGCGGCGAATGCTGCCATTGCAGACGCGGCCATTGCAACAGCGAAGATAATTGATGGAGCGATCACCAACGCGAAAATCGGGAGTGCCGCGATTCAGACGGCGAACATCGTGGATGCCAACATCACTACGTTGAAGGTGGCAGGAAACGCGATCACAGTGCCGGTGAGTGCCTATACCGATGGGAGTCAGTCAGTCAATTCAATAGAAAGTATTGTTCAGGCGGTCACTATCACGACGAGTGGCAATCCTGTTTTCGTCACAGGTACGTTCATGGGGAATGGCTTCTCGGGCGCAAGCAACATCAATGGACGAATCAGGAGGGATGGCACCTATCTCGGTTGGTCTGGGCAGTTTTGTACGTCAGGACAAAACGGTAGCGTAGCCGTTTCTGTTGTCGATACGCCTTCCGCTGGTACACATACCTATACGCTGACCTGCGCGACAGGGACTAATGGAGGTCTGTGTTCTGGTGCTTCACTTTTCGCGTTGGAGGCCAAACGATGAAATTTATTGTCTACGACGCCGCCGGAAGCATTCTGCGCACCGGGCAATGTCCCGAGGATCACCTCGCGCTACAGGCCCGCGCAAGCGAGTCCGCAATCGAAGATGTGTGGGGCGACACTGACGACACAAAGCACCGCATCGTCAACGGCGAGCGCGTCGAGTTCACGCCGGTCGAGCGGGTGCCGACCTACACCGAACTGCGGGCAAAAGCCTATCCATCGGAGCTCGATTATATGGACGCGAAGGTAAAGCAGGCGAGCACCGACGAAGCGCTGCGCGCCGTGGGCGTGGCCCAGGAACAGACGTATTTAACGGCGTGCTTGACTGTCAAAGCGAAGTACCCGAAACCGATTAACTAGGAGCAGCGATTATGGGCGTCTGGTACAGAACAGGAACAGTCAACGTCACCAACGGTAGTCCGAACATCGTCGGCGTCGGCACGCTCTGGCTCACGCAAGCGAGCATCGGGGATATATTCAACGGGCCGGATGGCGTCGAGTACGAGATCACCGCGATCACCGACGACACGCACGCCGCGATCAAGCAACGGCTCGGGACGGCGGCGTATGCGGGATCTACGCTGACGGCGCAGGCGTATTCGATCGTCCGCAATTTCACCAGCACGCTCCCGGCGCTGCTCGCCTCGCAACTCGCGGCGATGATCACGGCGTGGCACCAGACCACCGACGAATTCACCGCGTGGCTCTCCGGCACCGGCAATGTCACGGTGCACGATTCTGTGGGCAATGCGTACAGCTTGGCGACGCCTGCCGCGTTGGGCGGGCCTACCTCCGGACGATTGAGCAAGTCGGTCGCAGGCGGCGCGACGGTCACCCTGAGCGCGACCGAAGTGAACAACCTGTTCCTTGAATTTACCGGTGTGCTGACCGCCAGTATCAACGTGGTCGTGCCGAGCGCGGCGCGCAGCTATTTCGTTCTTAACAGCACGACCGGCGCGTACACGCTCACCGTCAAGACGGCGGCGGGAACGGGCATCGTCGTGCCGCAGGGCGGGCGGGCGCTGCTCGAATGCGACGCGACGAATGTGCTGCACCCGTTGGCGAATTTGGTGGGAAATGTGACCGTCGCTGGAACGTTGGCGGTTGCTGGAGCAAGTTCATTCGCGGCGGTTAGCGCGGGAGCACTCACAGCAACGAGTTTTGCCATTTCTCAGGCTGCTGCGGTGCTAACTCTTGGCACTGCTGCGTCGTATGGCTATGTTGGAAATGACAACTCGTCTGCATATTTTTTGCTTTACGGGCACAGCCATGCAACAAAGCCGGGGCAAGCTGAGATAGCTGGAGCGGTAAATATACTAAACGGATTTATTAGTACGACAGGGGTATTCAGTGGGCAAGTTGCTCTCACAAAATCCGGGGGTGGTGGTGGCGCAGGCGCGGCACTGAATATCACAGCCGCTGCTGCGGGAATTGGTTTCGTTGATACGGGTGGTGGGACGAACGGGAAAAATTGGGACATTCTGGTTGTAGGCGGGACATTCAACATTCGTGCTCTCACCGATGCGGATGGGGCACCGCAAACTATTCTATGCGCTACGCGCACTGCATCCAGCACCGCGATAACAGGTCTTCAGTTAGGCGCTTCGGCTACCGCAATCACTACCCCCGGCCATGTCGCAGGAACACCAACTTGGGTAACGGGGGACAAGTACCTAGTTGTTGATTCAAGCGGACATCACCACGTATCGGCTATCGGCCCCGCGTCCTGACGCATCACTAAATGGAGGAACAAAATGAAACGCAATTTTGACGAAGTAATCACCGACCTCGACAACGAACCTGTGCGCGTCGGCATGACGCCGGACACTATCGCCGCCGCGCTAGCCGCGTTCTGGCCGAAGCTGACGCCAGAGCAGGGCAAGGCGTTGAATGAGGAAATCACCAAGGCGGCGGGCAAGCCCTTGACGCTCGGCGGCGCGTGCGTCGGGGCGCTGATGGGCGCGTATCAGGGCGAGGAAAACCTGGACGACATGATGCGCCTCACACGTATGGAACTGGCGCGCAAGATCCACAAGGGCGGCGTGCTGGAGATCGAGCCGAAAGACCGCGACCTGATCAAGCCGCTGCTCAAGAAAAAGTGGGCTGGCATTCTGGTGCCGGTGACTGCCGCCGAGTTGCTCGAAAAAGAGCCTGTCGCTGACCTGCACTCGGTCGCGTAGGGCATAAACGGGGAGACTGAAATGGCCGCGCAACCAGTACAACGATCGCAACGAGTCGGCGGGGAGATTGACCCGACCGAGAACGTCATGGCGCTGGTTGCGGCTATGGCGAAGTCGCAGGCCGATCTTCGGGAAGCGGACAACAAGTATTACTACGTGGTGATGGATGGCCTGAAAGCGACAGCCTCTCTCCGCGCCGAACACGCGAAGGAAATGCGCGTCTCCGAAGCTGAGCGTTTGAGCAAAGTGCGTGAGGTTGACGTCCAGGCGGGCAACCAGCAAGCGGCATCGCTGGCGACTGCGGTGCAGGCGCTCGCCGCGACCACCGACCGCAACGCGGAAACGCTGCGCACGGCAGTTGCGAACTCGGCCTCGGCACTTGCGAAGCAGGTGTCGGACGCAGCGGCGGCTACGGCGACTCAGACGCTGGCGGCGAACACCGCGATGGAAAAGCGAATCTCCGATCTGGAGAAATCGCAGAACTTGGGCGCTGGTCGGCAAAGTGTCGCGGATCCGCAGATGGACAAATTCATGGAACGGCTGGAGAAGATCTCGGGGACGCAGTTGACCGGCGCGGGCAAGAGCGAAGGCATCAGCATGGCGTGGGCTGCGATTCTTGGGCTGCTAACGATGGTGTCCCTGATGGTCGGCATCGGCGCGGTTGTCTATGAGGCTACGCGCGTCTCGGCTCCCTCACCAGTGGTTTATATGCCCGCGCCCGTGCCTGTTACGCCCGCGATACCGGCGCAGGCGCGCTAGGGGATGGCGCCACCCCAGGTTCGGATCGAAGTTTTCAAGTTTTTCGGCGGCTGGACTTGGCGCGTTACGCGCGCCGATGGTTCGACTATTGCCAAGGCTGTGCGCCGGTATCCGGAAAAGATCGACTGCCTGGCTGAAATCGAAGTGATACGCCGCGCGCACAACGCGGTGCCGATCGTGTTTCTCGACGAAGGAAAATAACCATGAAAAAACTGGCGGCAGCGGTTCTAGTTTTCGCGCTCGCCGGGTGCGCGGAGTTGAAGGCTGTGTCCGAATCTGAGGCGACGTTCATCGCTTGCAAATCGGCGGACGTGATTACGACCGCAGTCGGCCTTAATTCCGGTCGCTTCGTTGAGGCGAATCCGCTGCTCAAGTTTGTGATCGGGCCGCACAACATATTTCCGCTGATCGGTTTTTCGATCGCAATGTGGGCGCTCATCCACTACGTCAACTCGCCGAAGGTCAACATGGCGGTCAACGGCATCACCTGCGGCGTGGCCGCGCACAATGCCTTCGTCCTGCACGGCGCTGGCGTGATGCACTAGGACTCGCGCAATGGGCGACAAATTCAGGATGGTCGAGTGGCTGGTGATTGCGGCGGTGTTTTACGTCCTTGCGCTGGAAGTGTTCAGCGGGGAACAGCCACAATTACAAACGCTGTTCTGGAAACTCGGCAACGTCACGGTGGCAAGTTTTCTCGGCTACCTGATCGACCGGCGTGCTTTCCCGTACGCGCGGGTGGCCGTAGATTCGCCTCCGCTTTGGTTTATCCGGCGAGCGATCATCATGGCTGCGACGATGCTTACTATCGGGCTCGGGCTGTGACGCTTGCCCGAAATCGAGTCAAGCAGATCGCGTTTTTGCTGGCTCTTTGTCAACCGGCGCTGGCTTGTGCGGCGACGTCGATACCGGCGAACGCGCTCAAGTACCGTGCGGATCTGACGCGGGAAGCACATTTCGTATTCGGCCTGGCCGCGCCGGTTGATTACCTCGCAGGTCAGATCGAGCAGGAGTCCGGATGGCGCCCGGGAATCACGGCCTGGGACAACGGCCGCGGCCTCGCGCAGTTCATGGACGGCACCGCGGCATGGGTGTCGCAATACTATCCAGAGGTCGGCAAACCGCAACCGTATAACCCTCTGTGGGCGATCCGGGCGATGGTGAGGCTCGACGCCTACAACGCGAAGCGCGTCGCGGCGGTGACCGACTGCGACCGATGGGGCGCGGCTCTCAAAGGTTACAACGCAGGCGTCGGCTACGTGCTGCGGGCGCAGCGACGCGCTGAAATTCCGGGGCTCTGGTTCGGGAAGTATGCCGCCGAGCAGATCAACGCAGGCCAGAGTAAAGAAAATTTCACCTACAGCCGCCTCTATCCCCGGCGCATCATCTTCGCCCATGCTTACAAGTACAGGGCATGGGGCCAAACGACTTTCTGTACTGGCAGAGCATAGGAGAATCAAATGGACAACCCGAACCCGACCCTGTTTCAACAGATCCAGGCCGAACTTAAAAAACTCGGCGCCACGCTAGGAGCTGATCTGACCGCGGTGGAAACCGCGATCAAAAACCTGTTCAACACGCACGCCGCCGAGGTTGCGGCTCAAGCACCGCCCGCGGTTGTGGACGCGGTGGCGGCGGCGCCAACGCCTGCGGCAGCTCCGGCAGCAGCAGTCGCCGCGGTGCTCGATACCACGCCAGCGCCGCCGGCATGAGGAAAGGTCAGCTCGGGCTCGTCGAGCTCTACGTGGTGGGCATCGCACTGGCGATGGGCCTTGCTGCCTGCGGTGGCCTGTGGGCGTACTACAAATCCGAAGTAAAGGGTTTGGAGACGCAGGTCACTGAAAAGCAACATACCATCGAAACGATGGGGCAGGAGAAGGCAACCTGCCTCGAAGCCAACGCTGGCTACTCTGCGGCAAACAAGGATTGGAAGGCGGCGGTCGGCCTCCAAAACGATGCCATCACGGCTTTGAAAAAAGCGCGCGACGACAAGGCGAAGGAAGCTCTTGTTGCGAAGGCTGCGGCGGCCAAGCAGAGCATCGTCTACCAGGGCCGCATCAAGGCCATCCTCGCGCAAGCCGAGGGCATCGACTGGTGCAAGACGTGGGCGCAGATGATGACCAACTACACCGTGATACGAAAGGAACCGCAATGAAAAAACGTCTTGTCCTTTTGGCGCTGCTCGCGGTGGCGGGGTGCGCCACACCTGCGGTCAATCAGAAGCCAACTGATCCGATCTTCGTCCCGTCCACGGTGCAGGTGCCTGTCCCGGAGCGGTGCCACGTCGAACTTCCACCGGAGCCGGCATGGGCGGTTGACGCGCTCCTGCCCGGCGCCTCACCGTTTGATCGGTCCAAGGCCGTACTGGCGGAAGTCGAGCAGCGTCGGGACTACGAAAACCAGCTCAAGGCTGCCGCTACGAAGTGCGAGTGACCGGGCCATGCCCGGCAGCAGCTCTAAAATGAAATAAAGAGGAGGCGACCGCGCGGAGCTACAACTCCGCACGACCACTCCAGCCCACCACTCACATGGTGGACCTTCGCCAAGGCCTCCCTGCCGCGTACGCAGCATGCGGAGCCTATCCTAAACGGAGATCCATCGTGTCCGCATCCCCTCTCGTCCCCTGGATCGGGGGCAAGCGCCGGCTTGCCGATCGCCTGATCCACCTCTTTCCTCCGCACACCTGTTACGTTGAAGTCTTCGCCGGCGCCGCGGCCGTGTTTTTCGCCAAGGCGCCGTCCGAAGTTGAAGTGCTCAACGACATCAAGGGCGACCTGGTCAATCTGTACCGCGTGGTGCAGCACCACCTCGAGGAGTTCGTGCGCCAGTTCAAATGGGCGCTCACGAGCCGCGAGGTGTTCCGCTGGCTGCAGATGACACATCCGGAGACGCTCACCGATATCCAGCGCGCCGCGCGCTTCTATTACCTGCAGGTTTCGTGCTTCAGCGGAAAAGTTGTCGGCCAGAACTTCGGCACAGCCACCACGGCGCCCCCGGGGCTCAACCTGCTGCGCCTCGAGGAGGACCTGTCGGCCGCGCACCTGCGCCTGGCGAGCGTGTATATCGAACGCCTGGACTGGGCGGCATGCATGGATAAATACGACCGCGACCACACGCTTTTCTACCTCGACCCGCCCTATTTGGAGACCGAGGGCTACGGCGTGCCGTTCCCGCTCGAGCAGTACGCCGCGATCGCCGCTAAGCTACAGGAGATCAAGGGCCGCGCGATCGTTAGCCTGGGCGATCACCCGGCGATGCGGGAGGCCTTCGCTGGGTTGCCGATGGAGGATGTCGATATCACGTACACGGTCAACAGTAAAAGCGGACATCCCGCGGAGCGGCGTGAGCTGGTGGTGTTCAGTTGGGACCCGAAGGAGGGGAGCAGCGGCCTATTTTGACGGGCCGGACTATCTTCGGCAGGGGCCGCGACCGCAGGGCGCGGCCCTTCCTCCAGGCCGCCTGCGTCCGGTCCCGCAGGGACGGGCGAGCGCAGCGAGAGCTGGACGGACTGGGGGACTCAGAATTATTTATAGGCTTTCCAATTTTCGCTATAAGAATCAGCTAAAATCGCTTTGATTGTGATTCCGGTCGTCGTGGGTTCGAGTCCCATCAGCCACCCCAAATTTTCAAGGTGTTACGACAGTCCTCGTAATGCCTTTGCGTCCCACGTAGCCGAATCGTAGCTCTTGCCCGGCCGCCAGCAATGACCCGCAGGCTCCCGCACATGCGATCTTGACATGGAAAGGAATATTCCTTACCATTTGGCCTCGTCGCGCAAAGGAATCGACTATGTCCCGCATTCACGAAGTCGCCACGATCACCTCGAAAGGTCAGATTACGCTGCCCAAGCCGATCCGCCAGGCGCTGGGCGTCGACTCGGGCGGCAAAGTCGCGTTCGATTTCAATGGCAAAGCCGTTATGGTCACGCGCGCGGAACCGGGTGAACACACCGATCCAGCGATTGCCCAGTTTCTGGCCTTGATCGAGCGCGACCTTGCCGACGGTAAGAACGTCACGGCCCTGCCTGCGGCGTTGGCCAAGAGCCTGCAACAGGCGAAAAAGCGCCGGGTTGACATCTCCGAAGAGATAGTAGGCGACGTAAGCCTGTGA